TGTAGCCATCCTCGCCGGGACAATGCTAACTCAATTGTTCCATCAGCTCATACAGTCCGTGCGTATCAAAGGAGTCGATGGAAACCTCGGTCATTCCTGTGGCTTCGATCATCTCTGCAAGCGAGGCATCCATGTGCTTCGGATCGTCGGAGCCGTCCCATTGCATCGTAGTGCAAGTCATGTCGCGCCATTCGCTGTTGTCCAGATCTCGGACAAAAACCCTAATGATCTCGTTCTTGCGGAGAAGTATCAGGGCTGCCACGGAATCCTCTTCCTTGGAGGAACAGACCAACAGTCTGAAATGGGAAGTCCCTGCGGGAACGTTGCCGCTCCCGCAGGGATTGCCACCATCACTCACGCCGCTGTCGTTCACGCCGCCACCATCGCACCAGACCAAGCGTAGTTCATGCGGCGACCCTCACCCGCGCTCTCGGCGGTGACGAAATCGCTCTTGCGAAGCGAGGACAGAGCCGTACCGATCTGACCGCCGATGCTGTCTGGAACATTGATCCCCGCAGAAGCGTAGCACTCTCGCACCAGACCCTCAATCGCATCCGTACCCATCGGGACGGACGAGTTCTGGAGGATCTCAGACACGACTGTCTTCACTCCCTTGCCGCCGGGGCCATGCGGACGGCGACCCGCTGTGCTGAGTTCGACGCTTTCACGGGCGACCTTCTTGACAGGCTTCGCCTTCACATCCTTCTTGACAGGCTTCGCCTTCGCATCCTTCTTGACGGGCTTCGCAACGATCTTCTGTGCGGCAACGGGCTTGCGCTGCGGAGCAGGAGCCTCGCCCGTATTCATCAACGATCCGATCTGCGAGGCGACATGAGCGCGGAGTGCGGTCTGACGCTGCGTATCGGAACCTGCCAGACGGTCGAACTCAGTCGTAGCGGTCTGGAGAGTCTGAGCGAACTTCGCCATCGCCGCGAAGTAAATCGCGGGAGAGATGCGGAGCGCGTTGCAGACTGCAAGCGGGTTTGCGGACGGGGGAAGGACGCTGTTCTGTGCTTTACGTGGCATATTGAAAACTCCTGCGGGGCTTTGAAAATTGCTTCCCTCGCCCGCGAGGGGAAGCACCTTCCTCAGACCAATGCGCGGTCATGGAGGAAGGAGTTTGCTTGTTAGTTACTTGCTTGCCGGGACAATGTTCTTGATCACCGTGACCGAAGACCGCACCTTCGGCTTGCGGGGCTTCGCCGCCTTAACGGGCTTGCACCCGCGAGACTGAAGAGCGGCGTTGTACGCGGCTTCCAGAGCGGCGAACTGATCGTCGTTCATCTCTCCCGTGATCTCGGCGCTGCCGTCAGCGACGAACACGGTGGCGACTTCTCCCATGATGGATGAGTTCGGAGACTTCGGCGTGGAGCCAATCGGCTCAAGCACGCTTCCTGCACCGAAACGCTTCTCCCACATTTTGCGGATGTGTTCTGCACCACCCGCGACAACTGGCACTCCCGCCGCTTCGGATTCAACGGCGCGTGAGTGACGAATCGCAAGTTCAGCGGAAAGAGCAGCCGCCTGATCTGCGGTCAGTCGGGGGAATGTCCATTCAATGATCCACTCCGCAAGAGGCGCAGACTTCATGGATTCCTTCACGGGAGCTCCGATCTGGAATCCCGTGCCGATCACGGCAACGGTCGTGCCGCTGAAGGTCTGCTTGGCGTTGTCAATGACGAACTCGCGGTCGGAGGACTCCGATGCCTTGAGCGTCGATGTGAGGCTTGCCTTGCGAACCATGTTTGATGCGACTGCCGAAGCAACACTATTGAAGAGACTGTTCATTGCCTGTCCTTTTCTAATGCCGTTCCCGTTTTGGGATTTGGCGTTCTAGGAATTGTTCCCCCACCGTGGGGGAGTTGTATCTGAACTTACGCCGGGACTATGTGCCAGTCAAGCGCCTCGTTACACTTATTCACAAAATTATGAGATATTTTCTGCCCAAGATATCCTCCCCTTTTTTATTTCGGGGAGGAAAGGATCTGGACTTCTATATCCGCCCCATGCCGGGACGATGGTATTCCCCCGTTGTCAGGAAGGAACACCGATCTGAACGCACTCGCCGTATGGAGGCTTTTGTGAAGTGGTCATCACCCAAATGACATCCATGCTTGGCTTCTCCCCGAACTCGCCGTAACCGTCCGTAATGTAAACCACAACATCAACGGAAACACGATTGTCTTCAAGGTGCGTGAACACAGGTCGGAAGTCAGTTCCACCGCCACCCTCGTACTTCGTCGGTACGGATTCGGTAGCGTCAAGCCATCGTCCCTGATGAACTGCGGCATCGCAGTCCATCAGATAGATGGAGCATCCGAACTGTGTGCGGATTTCCTCCAACTCCGCAACCGCCTGAGCGATCTCCATCTCGCCAATCGACCCCGAAGTGTCAACGGCGAAGCCAATGCGCGGAGTTTTGAATCCGCACGGAGATGGCAGATACATATCCTGCCAGACGAATCGACGGTTCGGTGGGAGGAACTGGTAGTCATCGCGGCGGTCGCGGGTCACGCCGAAGCGAATGTACTGGCGCAACTTCTCGCTCCAAGCGACTTTGCTGTCCACCTTCTCCGACACCATGCGCTCCAGACCTTCAGGCAACTCGCCCTGCTGCTTCGCGTAGGCGGCAGCACGGGCAATCGCCCTGTCCCAATCCTGCTCCTTGGTTCGCTCCTCGTCGCCGCGCTCACGCGCGATCTTCTCGCCGTTGTTCGGTTCGCCGCCCTGCGGGTTGTCATCGTCCATATCCTTGCCTGTGCCGCCGCCCTTGCCGCCCTTGCCTTCGCGGAGCAGCTCTTCGTAAACTTGCTCCGAAGTCAGGTCGCGGTACTTCTCGTCAAGGCATCCCCCTTCGATCCACGAATCGCGTCCCATCTGATCCAAAAGAATCAGGTTCTCAGCGAAGTCATTCGCAAAGTTCCAAATCAAGGGATCACGGTTGAGTCGGCGGTCGAAGTGGCTGAAAGCGACATGACCGATCTCATGCGCGATCAGGAAGCACAACTGCTTGTCGCTGAGCTTGTCCATGAACGCTCGCCCAAGACGGATGTTGCCGCATTTGTCAACGCAAGCGGTTGGAACATCGGAGATGAAGAACTTGCATCCCGCCGTGAGGAATCCCCAAAACGGCATATAACGATACAAGGTCATGCAGCATCCGTCAATGCGCTTCTGGCGTTCGTTGTCATCTCCGCTCAGAACGGCTGCTCCAGAGTAGGTTGTTGCGGAAAGGGAGGAGGCAGGGGTGACCGTAGCCACCCCTGCCTTGCCGTTGGTGATGTTGGACTTCTTAGCCATGACTTGCTCCTTGCCGGGACGATGTGAGCATCACTTGCGGATGCCGTATCGGTCGATCAGTTCGCTGTGCTGCGTGACCCACTTGTGAGCGGACTTCGCGCTGAGAACTGCCTTGCGAACATCCATGTTGCCAACCATCGAACGAACGATGAACAGGCAGGTGATTTCGGGAGGCATCGTTCCCGCGATCTCACACGCCCTGTCGGTGTTCGCGGCAATAAACTTCGCATCTCCACGGAGGAGTCGCGAGGACAAGCCCATCGCCACCGCATAGGACACGCTGACCCGCTTCGGATCGTGCGTGAACCGTTCCTTACCCGCGAGGAGCGCGTCAAGGTCTGGCATATCCTTCAGTTCGCGGCGGTAGCCATCGAACTCCGCTGCGGCTCCCTTGCCGATGATTCCCGTGACGAACTCCATATCGTCCGTTCCAGAGCTGATCAACTGGCTCACGCGATCCCAAGCGCGGGGCGAAGCGAAATTCTCGTACTCGTCCTTTGGATCGGTGGAGAGCAGGGCGGGACGAAAGTTCAAGAATCCCACAACATCGTCATGGACACCCGCGCCGAAAGCCCATGTAGTCCAAGACTTGACATCGGGTTCGTAATTCACAATCGCGAATCGGTTGCGGAGGGGAGCCGACATCGGCTGCACATGGGCGCGGTGCGAAGACTTGTTTCCCGCTGCACACACATACCAACCGTCACCCAACTTGTGGGAACCGCACTTGCGGTCGAGAATGATCTGGAGAGCGGCGTTCTGCACCGACACCGAAGCGGTGTTCAGTTCGTCGAAGAACAGAATGCCCTCGCCGTCTTGCGGGATGAAGTCAGGTCGCGCCCAAGCGACATTTGCACCGCTCTCGCCGCGCTCGATGAGCGGCAGACCACGAAGGTCAACGGGGTCGAGCATGGAGAGGCGCACATCAATCACGCGCTTGCCCTCCGCTGCCTGATGGACTTGCTGAGACTTGCCCACTCCGGGCGCTCCGAAGATGAAGCAGGGGATGTTGGCGCGACGATAGGTCTTGATAGTGTCAACGAGATTCATGGTGTTCCTGCCTGAGTGATTGGTGCTTGCCGCCCCACACGGGGCTATGTCTAGTTCCCTGCCGGGACGATGCTCATCGTCCCATCATCTTGATAAGTCTACGAGCAGCGATAATTCCACGGCGCTGCTTGGCTGCGGTGTTGAGAAACTCGTAGAGACACGGAGCCTCTCCGATCCAACCAACGAGCCTGTCTGGTGTTTTTTCGGTGCAATGGTTCAGTCCCTGACGAAGCCAACCATGCACGGATGCGCTGTCCTCGCTCCAAGGACTTGCATCACGGATCAGGCAGTCATGCGCTCGTAGGCTGCGGTCTGCCTTTGTGCGCCACCTCGTACCGATATGCGGCACAAGGTGGTCGATCAACGATTGACCCCTTTCGCCGCATGGATTGACATGGTATGCCATTCCACTCAATACATCAATAGGGTTGGATTCATTGTTCATCCATGAACGAACAACCTCACCAAGGAAATCCTTGCAGTTTCCCTCTGGGATCGAACGCAGCACACAGGGAATCATCCGCCTGTCTGCAACCATGACGGCTGCAACGGAAACGATGTCGGCGCTGTACATGATGCTAATGTCCTCTTCCTTGAGGATTCGGAATGGAGAGCGACCGCTTTGCATCTCAAATACCGTGCCATTCAGCATTGCCTTTGCGATCTCGGGATCACGCAGCACGGATGCGGAAATATCACTTGAAGTGAACTTGTTCTTGTTGTGAGGACAACGAGCAATGAGAGCCATCGCTGCGACAACGGCATCCTTGTCGGAGATCCAATTCTTCTGCCACTCGCAGCGACCAGCTTCGCCACCAATGGCGAATGCAATTGCGCCGCCGAATAGTCCAGATGCGGACAGGGTGACGATGTCCTTCTCTTCGATCTTGAGGTTGTTCTTGCCGTACAGGTCTGATTGTGAAAGCAGATAGTTCAGCAATCGCGCACCCAGACCAGAGGGAATGGATTCCCAATCCTGAGAGGAAGGGGTGTGCATCGCTGTAACGGCACTACGGAGTTCGTCTTTAGTAGTCATGGTCTTACCTCTGCCGGGACGCTGCTCTTTCGGGCATCCCTTATGATCGTTCTAGTGAAGAAACGGGGCGAACTGCTTCCTTCCGCTCAACTTTCCGTCAAATGGACGTTTTTTCTATGGAACAGACAGCATTCGAACCAAAATGCCTGCCGGGACAATGTTCAAGCCATCCGATATACCTATATATGGCGAAGTCAAAGGCAGGACTCAATCCAGTACGCTCTGAATGGGCGAACTTTATCGTTGCGTCCGCATGGATTGATGGATACGGCACGAACGAAGTGGAACTTGTCCAAGG